CTTTTCAAGAAAGAATTGTAGAAGAAGTTTCTAATTATATGGACCTTTATTTAGAAAAGGTCGTTCCAACACAACAAATCAGCGAAGCCGTTGAAAATATTCAAGCTCAAAGTATGTTGAAGCAAATTCGCCAAATTGTTGGAATTAACGAAGAATTTATCAGCACAGAGATCAAGGAAGCTCTGGTTGATGGAAAAAAGACAATCGATTCCTTAAAGAAGGAATTGAATGAAGCACTAGAAGCTAATACAGAATTGAATCACAAGTTCAATCAAACCCAATCAGCTCTATTGCTTGAACAAAAAACTAAAGACATGCCAGAAGCGACAAAGAACTATGTTACTAAGCTTCTTAAAGGTAAGTCCCCAAGCTACATTTTAGAAAATTACCAATATGTAGTTGAGATGTTCGATAAGGAAATCTCAGAGCAAGAAGATACTGCCAGAGAAAAGGTTCAAAGACGGATAGTTGAGGCCGTTGACGTTCCTCAAACTGACAGTCTTATTGAAGAAGAGATTTCTGCAGCCCCTGTTAAAGTTGAAGCAGGCGTTGGCGGATATCTGAATGAGATGAAGAAATTAGATGGTTCTAAGCTCAGTCTTAGACACTAAAAATATTCATACTCGCGTTTCTTTATAACAAAGGAGAAAAAAACTATGGAACTTCTACACATCGATAAATCAAAGGCCGAAGCACTTGTTGAAAAGTGGGCTCCAGTATTGGATTACTCTTCAAACAAAGTTGCTCCTATCTCTGATGAACGTGTCCGTTTGAACACCGCTTTGGTTCTTGAGAACCAAGAAAAGTGGTGCTTCGAGGCTTCAAACCAAGCAGGTGGAACCGGATCAGTATTTGGTACTGTTAACGCAGGCCAATATGGTGGAGCTGTTGGCAATGCCGACACCTACGCTACTGGTGACGCCCGCCTTCCTAAGGTACTCATCCCGATGCTTCGCCGTACATTCCCTGAGTTGATCACTAACGAAATCGTTGGTGTTCAACCTATGACTGGTCCAGTTGGTCTCGCTTTCGCTATGCGCTACAAGTACGAAGGTACATCCCTCGGCTACAGCGCCAATGGTGACGGTTCTAACGACCCAGGTCCTACAGGTGGAAATACTGCGACATCCCAAGGTAAAGAAATCGGGTACAACTACTTAAATACCGCTTTCACTGGTACATCCAGTGCTAAGCTTTCTGGTAATGGAGACTTCTCCATTCTTCCAGAAGATTCAGGTGTTGCCGCCCTTCTTTCCCAATTTGAGCTATCTTCGAAGATCCCTCAAATGACCGTTTCATTCGAGAAGACCGCAGTTGAAGCTGGCACACGCCGCCTCGCTGCTAAATGGTCTGTTGAACTCGAGCAAGATCTTAGAAACATGAACGGAATTGACATTGATAACGAACTTACCAATGCCATGTCCTATGAGATCCAGGCTGAAATCGACCGCGAAATGATCGCACGTATGATTCAAACCTGTCTCAATGCCGGTAAAGGCAAGGGCTATTCCACATGGTCTGCAATCTCGGCTGATGGACGTTGGAGCGCTGAACGTGCTCGTGACTTCTACAACCGTGTTGTCGTTGAAGCTAACCGCGTTGCTGTTCGCAACCGCCGCGGTCCTGCCAACTTCATCATTGCTACACCTCGCGTTTGTGCTCTCTTAGAAACACTTCCTAACTTCACCATTCTTCCTACCCAAGGTAATGTTAACACATCACCAGTCGGTATTGCTAAGGTTGGTTCAGTTGGTGGTCGTTTCCAGATCTATCGTGATACCCGTACTGAAGCACAAGCTGCTGATAGTTACGCTAATGCTGGCTATGCCACACCACGCGCTACTACAGTTGACTATGCTCTCTTAGGTTACAAAGGCAGTGAAGTGTATGACAGCGGTATTTTATATTGCCCATACATTCCTGTCATGGTACAAAGAACAGTCGCTCCAAACGACTTCAGCCCTCGCGTTGGTCTCTTGACCCGCTATGGTGTTGTTGACAACATTTGGGGTGCCGATCTTTACTACCACCTCGTAATCTGCACTGGTTTCGGCGAAAGCTTCAGACCTGGTTCAGCTGCCATTTACCTCTAATAGGTTACAGGCAAAAACAAAAAAGAGTCTCAACAAACCCCGATCGAAAGGTCGGGGTTTTCTGTAACCGTTGCATTCGAGAAGACCGCAGTTGAAGCCGGCACACGCCGCCTCGCTGCTAAATGGTCCGTTGAACTCGA